GAATCATCCCCAACGAATCGTCATAGTTCTATATAGTGCGAACTATATCATACTTTTTCATTTTTGTCAAGTAGTTTCTTACTTTTTTACAATAATGTATAACATATTATACAATATCGCCTGTTTTTGTACAGAATAGTTACTATGTTATCCCTTACGGTGCGGGACTCCATCGGCTTGATAGGTCTCCGCTTACCCTACGCTAGAGACCACTTCGTGTGCGCCGACTCCGCAGGAGGTCTGTATTGACTGCTTTCTATACAGTCCAGCCTACGGCTGTTCCGCATAATTATGTCTATGATTCCGTATACGACTCTGTCCCTTTATTGGCTACTCTGTCCCTAATTATTATTACCTTTAATTTCAAAGACTTACATTGCAGTGCAATATAGTCTATTTTTTCTATTTTGTATGCTTTCTCATTTTACTATTTTGTATGCTATAGCGGCTCCGCCAACATCACACATCACCGATCACCCCCTCCCCCCTATGTTGTTTTTATACAACACTGTATAGAACAACAGTGTGTTGTTTCTACGCAACACTGTATAGGCAACCAGTGTTGTTTTTATACAACAGTGTAGTTCTGTGGCGTGATGTATGGGGCTGAGTTGCACCTATATAGTGCAACATAGAACCAACATAGACCAATAGATTCAGACTATCAGCATTGGATCTTGATTGATAAATACAATGAAAAACTAGGGTTTATACCTATTGTTTAGATAGACCCAAGAGAGCATACTGTAATTGTAGTATATCAATACAGGAGATTAAAACCATGTTAGAAAACTTTAAGACGGCACTAGATAACTTCAATGATCCATTTATCTACATGCAACTAAGCAAGGTTAAAGGTCGTAATTATCTTATTAAGAATGGCTATAAACAAATGCCAAATGTAAACTATTACGAAAACGAGGAATTCATAGCTAATTACAATAGTATTCTAAAGTATTGGCTAATTAGTAAAAAGTAAGGGTTTATTCCTATTGCGGATCGTTAGTAATAGGGATAAACTGTAAACACTTAAACACTTGAAAGGGATTACTATGTATAAAGTTCAATGGCACAATACAGAATCAGAAGGTTTTAATATTTTTATGACTGAATCAGAAGCTAAACACTTTGCTATTGATTCAGCATATGAGGGTTATCAATGCTATATTTATGAATGTTTTCTAGGTTCTAAAAAGATTTATAGAACTGAAAAAATTAGTAGTTGTTTTGCAGTATTACCTATATAGTAGTAAACTTAAACTTAGCAGTATCCTAACTTTGGAGGAATTACAAATGAGAATCAAACCAATAGCGTCAAACATGACCGAATTAGTCTTAAATGACGGCACTCAAGTATTATTCAGCTATGAGACACCTGTGGCGTCATGGAAAGATGGACAATTCTATAAGACCTCGCACAAATGGTCTAACACCACTACACGGCATATCAATAAATGGTCGCATTGTGCCGTATCAATGCCACAAGATTATTTTGATAACTTAGTGAAAGGGGTTTAATCATGTCGGATAAAACTTATAACGGATGGACAAATTACGAAACATGGAACGCTAATCTATGGATCGATAACGATTGGAAACTGTCCGAGCATATAGCCTGTATTACTGGCGATTATTTCGGATCGTATGAGGATTTGGACACAATCACCAATTTAGTAGCGGAAAGAATCAACGATTTGTTTCTCGATATGATGCCTGATATTGAATCAGGGTTTTTCGCTGATGTTATGAACGCCTCGTTTCGAGAGGTAAACTTTCACGAAATAGCAAGGCATTATGTTAATGTAGAGGCAGACTTTAGAAAAGATGAGGAGGAATCATGCGAATAAAGAATTGGCATATGGTATTACTTGGCGCAGTATTGTTTGTGTTTGCCCAAATTGTTTGGCATTTAACTGCAACGGGGGTATTATGAAAAAAATATATATCGTTAATGGGTATAACTCATGGACTAATAAGGATATTATCAGGGCATTTACTAGCGAAAACGAATCGGAAAAGTTTATTGAGGGTTTAACTAATCCGCATATTCATATTATCGGATATAAATCCACTATTGAATTAGTAAACCATTTATTGAAAGGGCAATCATGAAAAATTTATATTTAGTTTATCGTGATTGGGATAAGGGCGAATTTGATATATTTGGCTTGCCTACACTTGCTGACGCTTTAGAGTTTTGCGAGTTCAATACAGATTACCAATTATATGAATCAACGCTTTATTCGCTTAATGAAGCAAAATCTATATTTGAAAGGGTTTAACATGGATACTAATTTAACTGTGCGCTTTAGTTGTAATAACAAGATTACAAAAACAAGGCAGGAATGGATTGACGAATTACTAGAGAATGATTTGCTCTTATGTCAGTCTGATTCTACATTTAATGACAATACCATTTATGACCTACTTTTAGGCGGTTGTAAAGGTTATATCAATATGACAGATGATGAAATAGCGCAAGAGGTTTACAATCAATTAGAGCATTTATACCAAAATGAAGAGGCTTAATCATGAAAAAATATATTGTTAATGCAAGTGAGGTTGTTTACTATGAAATCGAAGTAGAGGCAGAAAACGAGGCAGATGCTCACGAAAAAGTATTGTTAGGGAATGTCGAGATTCCTGACGCTATTGAGGGGTCAGATTTTACAATTGGCTTTATAGATGAGGTAATATCATGAATCAAAACACATTGACACTAGTGCAAGAGGTTTATTTTGATCTATGCGATTTGTTAGACAATAACGAGTTAAACGAATCGATAGAGGGCTTGTTCGAGTTTTCAGATATGAGAGAATTTATCCAAGAGCAAAAGGATAAACTAGCGCAGATTGAGAGAGCCTTAGATTTTCAAACGGAAGAGGTTTAATTATGATTACTAAACAAGAGGTTTTAAAATACGGCTATACAGTATTGCCCAAGGGAGGTTGGATTAAAATCGAACCTGAGCAAATGCCTCATGATTGGGAGGGATTAGCTGAGCAATTTGGATTTGATCCTGCTTGTAAATCAATTGTTTTATGTGTTGCAGGAGTAAAAGAATATGACTAGAAGCGAATTACAATATGAGATTTGGAAGGATCTCGGATACCTTGAGGGTAAAACTGATCCGCAATATCAAAAACACTTATGGCGTTTATCTGATGGGGAATTATTTAATTTATGGCTTAACATTCACAATGCGAGAGAGGCTTATAAACATGAATAAGTTTGATTATTACTTAGAATTTCACCAAATGAGGCTAGATGATCCTGTATTCGCTGAAACCTATGATGCTCACGAATTCGAGGAATGGTATGCGGACTTTTACGAAATGATTAAAGAGGAAAACGAGAGGAATATGAGCTATGAAGACTAAACTATTGATTTTATTAGCATTTATGTCGCTAATGTCTAGCGCATATGCTTGTCAATTACAAACCATTACAACGGATAAGGGAATTGTATCTTGCTACATTTGCCCTAATTTACCACCATCTTGCACAAGGATATAACACTATGAAGACTGCACTATTTTGGGGCATGACATACCTGATTTTAGCCTATGTTTTTTATCACCTTACAGGAGTGATGCTATGCTATGCGTGGGAATATATTTGACTGTATTGGTTAGGTTATGATACAGTCCATCCTGCGGATGCCTCTAAAACCGCTTAAATGAGGTTATACGAGGTTTTCTTAGGATAGGTAAGGGGGTAGGCTAGGGACTAGGATTTTAACGGCTTAAATCAGGCTAAAAACAGGGTCTATTTTGGCTCGTTAATACCTAAGGCTCACCTACTATGTTTTAATCGAATAGAGAGGGTTTTATGAGTAAATGCGAAGATTGCTTTAATGATTGGTGGCTAGAGTATCGAGAAAATAGCGATATTTCTAAAAAAGAGGCTTGGACTATATGGGAATCGGCTTTTAGTGCTGGTGGCTTTCAGCCTTGGTATAGCCTGACTAAAGAGCAGATTAAAATTCTAATCAAATCAATTCAGGAGGAATGATGCACTGCACAATATGTGATAAGTTATTAAACGATTACGAATCAACTAGAAAGACCTTAGACGGCAATTATTTGGATATGTGTCAGGATTGCTATACAGGGCTTGATGTATTGATTCCAACAATAGATCGTAAGGATTTACTTCATGAGGCGGATATGCCCTCAATGGATGATATTTTCACCGAATACGAGGATTATGCAGACTATACAGACAATGAAGACCTATGATGTATAACAACTTAGTATATATGCTTATGATATATACATAGTTAAAAGCTACTATGAAGTAATACTATGTAGTGAAAATAGCATACTTTTACAAGTTTGTCAATACCCTGTCGTAAAATAAATACATTGACTTTTATGTTGATACCTGTTATAATACTCTTTTTATGTCAGAAAGGTGCGTATGTCGATACAACAAAAGAAGCAAAAACGGGCTAAACAACTGAAGGTTGCAAAACAAACTTATTACCAAACAGAGAAAGGCAAAGAATGTTTAAGGCGGTCATATGTAAAAAGAGCAACAACTCCGCATGGTAAAGCACAACAAACTCGATTGCATATGAGGGCAAATTCTATCAAAAGAGGATTTGAATGGAATGACGAATGGTGGTCAAATGAGAAAATTGCCGACATTATGGAAAACGGACATTGTGCTATCACAGGGATAAAGTTTACTATTGGAACTGTCGGTAAAACAGGAATTAGAAACCCTTTTAAGGCAAGCCCAGATCGAATAGACATTACAAAGGGATACGAGCCTAGTAATGTTCGTTGGGTAGTGTTTATATACAACTTAATGCGGAGTAATTTCAAAGACGAAGATGTCGAATTGTTTGTCAAATCGCTAAAAAACATAGATTTATGATTTTGTCAATAACAATATGTTGTTTTTATGTCATTGTTTTTATTACTGATGTGTGATATTGTCGGATTTATTACGAGGAGAATTTATGAATCATAACGAAGAGGCACGATACCATTTCATATTGATGGATATGGTCGATCTAATCGGGGATTATGGCTACGATACAGTTATGGCTGATTTGGATGTCGCTATCGCTGATAAGGTCAATAGATTGGTTCAAAGGGCTGTTATGGAGGACGAGGAATGAAGCTACGCTACGAAGTCAGGGATGAATATAACGAAATTGTGCGATGCTTTGCTAGTAAGCAAGAGGCATTGGCGCATTGTAAGTTAGACCCTAGTTTTTGGATTAAAACAAACAAGATTGATAAACGGAATCTATTCCGAGAAGCATTAGAAAAGGTTGGCGAATGTCTATTTTAATAAGAGCATTTATCCTGTCAGCGTTCGCTTTCGGTGTTTTAGTAGGCTATGTTGCCGGACGCATGGAATGGGCGCATGAGGATTGTTATGATGCAACAGACAAATATCAACGATATGATGCTTGGCTTAGCGTTAAGAATGGGATTTACCGTTGTTTTTGGATTGAAAAGGAGTATCCTTGGAGGGTTCGGGTTCAGGGCATTATCGATGTAAAGTAACATTATCGTTACTTTATAACCTATAAGGATATATTTATGTTACATTTTACAACCTAGGAGTTATATATGACACAGTATTATGATATTAGCAACAACCTTGATACCTTAGAGTATCGTTTAGATTCGTTTATGAATGTGCTAGAGGCTTTGGCGGCATCTGATTCCGATGACCTCAGTAGCGGAACGATGTGGTTCATCCACGACACCGTAAAGACCTACAAAGAGGAAGTAGCTAGGATCTCTGCCGAGGCGATGATAGCTCACCGGAACGAACAAGAATTATCATACAAGAAAGCGAGTAAGAAATGACATTATTACAACTACCAAAAGTGATTGAGGCTGTAAACGAACTTGGACAAGAGATTCAGGCATTGAAAGCCAAAGTTCAGGCACTCGAACAACAAATTGCATTAGCCAAAACTGTAAAGGAAACGAAACCAAATGCTAGTGGAAAAGCAAAGTAAGTTTATTAAACACATACCTTGTAATCATTGTGGATCGTCCGATGGTAATTCACTCTATGATGATGGGCATACTTACTGCCATGTTTGCCACACGCATGACAACGGCAACGGGTCAGTATTAACTAAACGAGAAACCAAACCTATGACAAAGGATTTAGAATTCTATGACAATGCTACTGCTAGTGCTATCAGTGATCGTGGTATTTCTTCGGCTGTTTGCGTAAAATACGGAGTCAAACAAGATGTTAATAAACATTATTATCCTTACTTCGATAACGATGGTGTGTTATCTGCTATTAAGATTAGGCTCGTCAGTTCTAAATCATTTTCGATTGCTGGTGACTTTAACTCTACGATGCTATTTGGTCAAAACTGTTTCCCGAAAGGAGGTCGCTACCTCACTATTTGCGAGGGCGAACTAGACGCACTATCAGCGTTTCAGATGATGGGTGCGAAGTATCCGGTGATCTCGATTCGTAATGGTGCTTCTGCGGCTCTAAAGGACTGCAAGGCTCAATACGAATACATCGATTCATTCGAGAACATTGTTTTATGCTTTGATGGTGACGAGGCTGGTCAAAAGGCGATGCAATCCGTTGCTGAACTCTTCGGTGGCAAAGTCAAGATGATGAAGGTGCGGACAGGCTTGAAAGACGCATCGGATTACCTCAAGATCAAGGCGGACAAGGAGTTCGTCGACGATTGGTGGAGAGCAGAGCAATATGTGCCTGATGGTATCATTCAGGGCTCTACGCTTTGGGAAGTGGTGTCTAAGCCGATTGACAAGGCAGAAGTCGATTATCCCTATGCCGGTATCAACAAACTCACCTACGGCATCCGCAAAGGCGAGTTAGTGATGATTACTGCCGGATCAGGCTTGGGTAAATCACAGTTCTTGCGGGAGATCGTATGGCATATTCTCTCGAAGACCGAGGACAATATCGGTATGATGTTCTTGGAAGAGGGAGTGCGTAAGACTGCAAGATCGTTGATGTCATTGGCATTGAACAAACCCATTCACTTACCTGATGTGGATGTTACAGAGGAGGAACTTAGAGATGGATTTACTCGCACCTTGGGAACTGATCGCTTGTATCTTTTTGATCATTTCGGTAGTAGCACTCTTGACAATATTATCAATCGGGTTCGCTATATGGCTAAAGGACTTGGATGCGGTTATGTGGTTTTGGATCACATTAGTATCATTGTTAGTGGTGGCGATGTTGGGGATGAACGCAAGGCACTTGATGCTATTATGACCCGCTTACGGATGTTGGTTCAGGAAACCGGAATCAGTTTGATTTGTGTGTCGCATCTAAAGCGTCCCGAAAGCAAAGGACACGAGGAAGGCGCTGCAACATCGTTGGCTCAACTGCGTGGTTCAGGCTCGATTGCTCAACTATCGGATATTGTGATCGGGCTTGAGCGTAACGGACAAGCTACCGACATGGTTGAGAGAAACACTACTCATGTTAGGGTTTTAAAGAATCGCTTTAGCGGTTACACTGGCGGTGCGTGTGATTTGTTGTATAACCCATCAACCGGAAGAATGCTAGAGATACAGGAGACGATATGAAAACTTATAAATCTGGTCGTTTTCGATTAAAAATGCCAACAGGATTTAAACAATATACATATTATGAGCTTGCAATATTGATTGAAAAAGCGTATAGAGAAGGGAAAGTTAAAGGATGAGTGAAGATTTTTTAGACAAGGCTAGAAAGTATGCAACGCATGACGAGTATCATGTTACCCGCAAGATCATCACCGATCTGTGTAACGAAATCGAGCGTTTGCGAAGTCTAAATAAAGATGTCTTTAGTATGATTCAGGATAATAAAGAAATCTTTAATAACGCTGAACGCTATCTTTGGCTTCGTAACTCTGCATGGGATGTTCCGCCGAATGCCTATGCACCGATTGTGGTAATATGCGATAACAAGATGGCAACATGGGAATGGCTTGATGGCACTGCTTTAGACTTAACGATTGACAAATGGAGGAATGATGAGTAAAGAATTGATGGCAACATTTAAAGTAACTAAGACCTATTTAGTCACTTCATTCGGTCACTCTGACGATGAATGCTACGACAATCTGGACTATGTTAAGGAAACGGATTACGAACTAGTAGATGAGGAAGTCGAATTAGTCGATACACAGTATGCTAGCTTTTAAGTGGGTTGCGACTTGTCTCTGCCTAGCCGGTATTGCGCTGACTAGCTTTAACTATTACCCGATTAACATTGTTCTCAGTGCGGTTGGTAGTGCGATGTGGGCTTGGGCAGGATGGCAACAACGAGATAACCCTCTTTTGATTGTGGAATTAGTGGCAGTGTTCTTTTACTTATCGGGAATGATTTCGTGGATGATGTAACAAAGAGAGTATTTGAGTTAGCACAAGGATGTATTGAGGAACTGTATAAGCAAAAGGAGTATATACAGTATTTAGAAGAGTATATTGAGGAGTTAGAAAATGGTGTGGAAGTGTCCACCACTGAATCTGTTCAACTGGAACAACCTATGGAAATGGAGAAAACAAATGACGACTTGGACAACGGAAGACCGAGAGCAGTGCGTAGAAGAGTTAAAGAAACAGATCAAAGAATTACAGGATCGGGAAGTAAAGAACTTGACGGAATTAACGATAGCGATGGCGGAGATACAGGCGCTGAGACATCAATTAATAACCTTGACAAATAGCCAACATTAGTATACAGTTTAATCATGAGACTATTATTGGACATCGAAACCACATTAGATCATAGCAAGATTTGGTGCGTTGTTACAAAGGATTTAGATACACAAGAGGTAAGGATATGGAAAGAAGCAAAAGACTTGTCGGAGTACATAAAGGCAGCGAGTTTGATAGTGGCTCACAATGGGATCGCATTCGATTTCTACTTACTGAACAAGTTATGGAAATGTCAGATTACATTGAAGAGAGTCAGAGATACACTCGTTCTAAGCCGCTTACTAAATCCAAGTCTCGAAGGCGGACACAGCCTAGCGAATCTAGGGAAGTTGCTCGGAATCGAGAAGAGTGAGTTTACTGATTTTGATTTACAAACGCAGTCGTTGGATGAGATGGTGCAGTATTGCAAACAAGATGTGGAAGTATTACACCGGATTTACAACTACCTTGAAGCTGAATTAAAGCGACAAGAATTTTCAACACAATCACAGGAGTTAGAACATGAAGTCCAAGCAATCATCGCAGTACAAGAACGAAACGGTTTCAAGTTCGATGAACCGTCTGCTATGCGACTACTGGCTGAACTTAAAGCTAAGTTGGACGCTATTACGGTTGAAATGCAAGGGATTTTTCCTCCCCGCATCACTACTGGTCGCACCCACAAAACAACCGGCAAACCCCTCAAAGACATCATCGAGCCGTTCAACCCCGGCAGCCGCCAGCAAATCGCAGAAAGGCTCATCGAGAAGGGTTGGAAGCCGGAAAAGTTCACCGAAAAAGGCAGCGTCATCGTCGACGAAACAACCCTCGAAGGTCTCGACTTCCCTGAAGCGAAAGCAATCGCCGAATACTTGATGCTACAAAAGCGTATTGCACAGATCGAAAGCTGGATTGAACATATCCAAGCAGACGGTCGTGTGCATGGCAAAGTAATCACCAACGGGGCTGTGACAGGACGCATGACGCACCACAGTCCTAACATGGCGCAAGTGCCTAACACAGGCGCTATCTACGGTGCGGAATGTAGGAATCTTTGGACAGTTGAGAAAGGGTGTAAGTTAGTTGGCATCGATGCAAGCGGTTTAGAGTTGCGAATGCTGGCTCACTACATGAATGATAATGAATATACGAATGAAGTTGTATCCGGCGACATACACACAGCCAATCAAACAGCGGCAGGATTGGAAACGAGGAATCAAGCTAAGACTTTTATCTATGCCTTCCTCTATGGTGCAGGAGCTGCCAAGATCGGGAAGATTGTTGGAGGCTCAGCGAAAGAGGGACAGAAGCTCATTACTAATTTTTTACGAAACACGCCGAAACTCGAAAGGCTCAGAGAAAAAGTGGCTAAAGCGTATGCTGCGAGGGGTGTCCTTCTCGCCCTTGACGGACGCAAGTTACTCGTTCGGTCGGAGCATTCGGCGCTCAACACGCTACTGCAAGGCGCTGGTGCGATAGTCATGAAAAAAGCGTTGGTTTTATTCCACAAAGACTTGACAAAACGGAAAATACCGTTTAAATTAGTTGCTAATGTCCACGATGAGCTTCAGTGTGAAACACCTGAGCAGTACGCTGACTTAGTTGGGCAGTTAGGAGTACAAGCGATTACAGACGCTGGTAAACATTTTAAAATGAATTGCCCCTTAACTGGGGAATACAAGATAGGTGCTACATGGAAAGAGACGCATTAGAAGATAAAGAAGTAGAAGGTCAGGTCATTATTACTTTGTACACCGATCGCACATTTTCTATCGGAACCTCTGTTGATTTAGAGACTACCCTTGACTGCTTAATCGCAGCCGCAGATGGACTAGTCGAAGAAACAATGGACGGGATCGAAGAAATGAGAGCTTTCTCCGGAAAGCATCACTAAGCTGTATTTTATTAACCGCAGTATAACAAGGAGTTATTATGGCAAATATTGAAAAGCCAATCAAAGTAGAAGCAGAAGTTCAATGGGCGTTCTTCAACAAGAAGAATGAGATGTCAGGTAAGTTTCAAGTAGACTTGACAAACCTTAGCCCCGGCGCTGTTAAAGCACTGCAGGATGCAGGACTTGAGCCACGCAATCGTGAAGACAAGCCTGAGAAGGGCTGGTTTATTACCGCCAAGAGTAATTACGAAATTAAGCCTGTTGACAAGTCCGGTAACGAGATTACCGATATTGTCGGCAACGGTTCAAAAGCAGTTGCGTTAATTAAGCCATATGAGTGGAGTTGGAAGAACAAGAAAGGTGTTTCTCCTTCCTTAGTCAAAATCATCATCAACGATCTCAAAGTTTATAACTCTGAGGAAACCGCTGAAGAAGAGGATGACATTCCATTATGATCGCCTTGGTTGATGCCGATATTCTTGTATATCGATTCGGGTTTGCATCCGAAGGAGACCCCGCAGAGTTTGCGTTAGCCCGTCTATCCGAATTCTTGGATAATCTCATCTTACAAGACGGCATCACCGAAACATGGGGCTATCTTACCGGTAGTGGTAATTTTCGCCACGACATCGCTAAGACTGCCCCTTATAAAGGCAACCGTGTTCTCGCAAAGCCGTATCATTATCAGTTGCTTCGTGAGTACATGGAAAAGTCGTGGGGGTTTGAAGTAATAGATGGCATGGAAGCAGATGATGCGATTGGTATTGAAGCCTATCGCCACGAGCCAGAAGAGACAATCATTGTCAGTATTGACAAAGACCTCAACATGATTCGTGGTAATCATTACAACTTTGTTAAGGAAGAGAAATACTTCGTTACCGAAGAAGAA